TTTTATTAAGTATTTGTATTCTTTAGTAAATCTACCATGCGGGTGTGGCGGAATTGGTAGACGCGCTGGATTCAAAACGATCGGTTTCTTAAGACTGGTCACGCAAGTCACCCCTAACTTACTCAATCAATTCAAAAATTTAGCAGATAAAACATCTTGCGCGATGGAGTGCGGGCTAGGTCACCCGTGACCATTTCGTGACCAAACACTAACCAAAATAACAAGTGAACTACGAATTAATTAAAGGCGATTGCATTGAACAGATGAAAGCAATGAAACCAGAAACGTTTGACCTGACCGTCACATCTCCTCCTTACGACAACCTTCGAACATACGAGGGGTCGTTGCAATGGAACGAGGAGATATGGAAGCAGGTTCTTGAACAGCTATACCGGGTCACCAAGCGCGGAGGAGTAGTCGTTTGGGTTGTCGGTGACGCGACGGTTAAAGGGAGCGAGACAGGTACAAGTTTCAAGCAAGCTTTATACGCGAAGGAGGTCGGCTTCAATCTACACGACACAATGGTCTATCGTAAGGAAACCCCCACATGGAACATTAGTTCGAAAAGATACCGACAACACACCGAATATATGTTTGTCCTCTCAAAAGGTAAGGTCGCCACTTTCAACCCGATTGAAGATCAAAAAGTAAAAAACCTTAAGCCAAGAATGTGTAAGAGTAATCGCAACGGGAAACCCAAATACGAACTGTACATACCTAAAAAAGAATACACGTGCAGAGGTAATATATGGAACTACGCAGTCGGAGGCAGGGGGCCAAACCATCCCGCTATTTTCCCCGAAGCATTAGCGTCCGATCATATCAAGTCGTGGAGCAACGAAGGTGACGTAGTCTTCGATCCGTTCATGGGTAGTGGCACGACAGGCAAGATGGCTGTGCAACTCAACAGGAAATTCGTAGGCGTTGAGAAAGTGGACGAGTATTACTCCATCGCTAAAGAGCGTTTGGTCACGGCTCGGTCACTCCAATTAGAGCTTGAGGTCACGGAATGACCAAGCAATATCAATCACTTAATTATTCTGTGCCCACGCATGTGGTCACCAGATGGTCACGGAGGACAGAAAATAGGTGTTGTGCTAAACCTCTGAAACCCTTACTCAGCAAGAGCTGCGGGTGTGGCGGAATTGGTAGACGCGCTGGATTCAAAAACCTAATAAATCAGAATAGTTGCGTTGCGCAAGTCACCAACTTCTTTAAATATTTCAATAATTTAGTTGACACTTTATCCTGCGCTCACATTCTAAGCGATAGGTCACCGTGTCCAACGCGTGACCACAACCACCAACAAAACGAATTATGGATCAGCTAGAACTTAACCTAGAGATGGTCGAGCAGGGCGTCGCTCGTTACCGCCGTAAGGTGCAGTCCGCCCGTAACCGGGAAAAGGAATCTGAAGCACCATACGGACAGCGTTTAATGCGCAGTCAGTTACCGACTTTAATCGAAGACATAGAAAAACGTTTTAATTACCACCGAAAAAACCCACATGCTGTTCCGTTTTGGATGCCTTTAATATGGGACGTCGAACCTGAAGTCATTGCCATGCTATCGTTGAAGACGACGTTGGATGCTATATGTACAAAGCGTCCGCTTACTGGAACTTCAATACACATAGCTACAGTTATCGAAGACGAATTAAGATACCGTCGTTTACGGGACGACCATCCTGACATTTTTCACTACGCACAGAAGGACGTCGAGAAAGCTTCCAAACAAAGTTACCGCCGTAAGGTCGCCGCTTATAAACGTCACGATTTAGGAGAGGCAAAGAAGGGTAACATTGATAAGTGGAAAGGTTGGAGTCGTAAAGAAAAGACGTCAATGGGTACGTGGTTGCTTGAGGTAATACGTACGACGACTCATTTAATTGCTTTTAAAATGTTGGGTGATTTACCTCGTACTGTTTTACACGTCACAGCAACAGACGAATTATTTCAATGGGTAGCTGAGTTTAACGAAACACAAGAACTACTTTCACCTTTGTGGTTACCTACGGTGGAAGCTCCGAAAAACTGGTCGTCGGTCTGGCATGGTGGTTACGACGATACAGCGGGGCTTCCGCCGTTAACTTTTATAAAGTCCTTTGATATGGATTACATGAGGGCGTTGAAGTTCGACGATATGAACCCAGTAGTCGACGCTGTTAACCACGTTCAACAAACTAAATGGACAGTTAATGATCGCGTTTTAAAGGTTGCGAGATGGGCGTGGGACCAAGACAAAGAAATAGGGGAGATGGTACGAAGAAGCGATTACGAATTACCTCCTCGTCCCGCTACTGACGATCCCGATATTAAGAAAGAGTTTAGTCGTAAGTGCGGAACGATCCACAATTTAAACTTATCCATGCGCAGTCAGCGACTACATATAATCAAGACGCTTTGGATGGGAGACAAGTACGCAGGAAAACATTTTTATTATCCACATCAAATCGACTTTCGTGGACGCATGTATCCAATTCCTTATTTTCTGTCTCCGCAAGGCACGGACTTATCGAAGTCTTTGTTATTATTTAGCGAGTCCGAAACGATTTGGAAGCCGGAAGAAGAAGCCAAGTGGTTAGCTATTCATGGTGCGAATTGTTTTGGCAACGATAAGATTCCTCTGAACGAGCGAGTTGCTTGGGTACATTCGAGGAAGAAAGAAATACACGAAGTATATTCCGACCCGCAGTCTAACGATTGGTGGACGGAAGCAGATGACCCGTGGCAGTTCTTAGCCTTTTGTTTTGAGTGGGGTGATATGCTTGCGTGTGGAGGTCGCGGGTTTAAAACACGTCTCCCTTGCGCAATGGACGCTTCTAATAATGGCATTCAATTACTAAGCCTGTTAGGACGCGATGAGATCGGCGGAGCCGCTACGAACGTTACAAGTACAGACGTTCCCGCTGATCTCTACACTTTTGTAAGCGACCGTGTGAATGAGTTGCTTTTGACCGACGCTAAAAACGGCGACCACATTGCGACGGCATGGTTGAAGTTTGGTGTCGACCGAAAAACTACCAAGCGTCCTGTCATGGTAAAGCCTTACGGCGGTACACGATTTAGCTGTCGGACATACGTTGGCGATTGGTATGGCGATAAGTGTCTTAAAAATAACATTGATCCATTTGGTAACGAAGCTTCTATTGCCATCAGTTACTTGTCCAAGCTCGTATGGAAAGCAATGGACGAATGTTTAAAACGCCCTAACAAAGTAATGAAATGGTTACAAGACACCGTCCGAGTTCTAGGTCACGAACAAAAACCCGTTGATTGGACAACTCCAAACGGATTCAAAGTTCGTCAGAAATACGCCAACACAAAAGCTATGCGTATCCGCACTCTTTTAGGCGAAAAGATTTCGTTTATTAAATGGAGAGAGCCGACGCTTGGACTTGATAAAGTCAGACAAGCCAACGGAATAAGCCCGAACTTTGTCCATAGCCTTGACGCCTGTGTCGCACAACAAACAGCGATCCAAGCAAAGGCACACGGCATCCGCTCATTGGCGATGGTTCACGACAGCTTTGCCACACATTCAACACAGATGGACAAACTTGGATTACTGGTACGCAAATCAACGGCTGACATATTTTCTACCGATCTACTTCTGAGGTTTCAGGATGAGATCAAACAACAAACCGAGAAGGAACTTCCAGACCTACCCCCTTACGGGACATTAGACCCGCTTGAGGTGCTGGGTTCGGAATATTTCTTCGCATAAAACGACGCTTAAAGGAGCGATTAAATGACACGATATAACATGAAAACGATAGCAACACCAAAAGGAACAGCGAGATATTGTTGGCTTACCAATCCGTCGAAAGGCGAATACGATGGTAAGTACGGCACATACCGAACTGAGTTAGTACTAGACGAAGCGGATTGGACGGCTCTGAAGAATCAGATTAAGCCGGACTATGAAGAAGCTTACAAAGCTGAGTGCGCGAAGCAGGGTAAAGGCGAACTCAAGAGAGCGGACTTACCGTTTTACATCGATAAAGATGGTAAGCATTTCATCAAGACGAAAATGAAGGGCGGAGGAGAACGTAAGGACGGCTCCGAATACAAGCTCTCCGTTGCCCTCTTTGATGCAAAAGCCAATCCTATCACAGACGACACCATCATCGGAGGAGGCAGTACGATAAAGTTGGGGCTGAAGCTTCAGTTTTGGTTCGTCTCTACTCTCGGTTTTGGGATGCGCTTTGAACCGCAGGGCGTACAAGTAATAGAACTGATCCCTGTTGGGAAAGCGGAAAACGCTTCTAGCTTTGGCTTCAGCGCAGAGGAATCGGGATACGCGCACGGTGGTGAAACATTCGAACAAACCCTAGACCAACCAACAAACGACAATGCCGAAACGACGAAAGAGGAAGCCAAGCCAAGCGCGGCGGACTTCTAATTTTCGTTCTGGATTCGAAGCAAAGACCGCTAACTATCTAAGGCGGTTGGGCATCGAGTTCGAGTACGAAAGTATGAAGATCGAGTTTATGAAATTAGCAACGTACACGCCTGACTTCATCCTACCAAACGGAATCATAATAGAGACCAAAGGATTGTGGACAAGCGAAGACCGAACAAAACATTTGCTGATACGTGAACAACATCCCGAACTCGATGTCCGTCTTTGTTTTCAAAACGCATCTAACAAATTGCGTAAGGGATCACAGACCTCTTATGCGATGTGGTGTGAAAAGAAAGGAATCAAATACTGTGACAAAACAATACCTAAATCATGGCTGAATATGAAGAAATGCACACGTCATGCGCATCCTGCGGTAGTAGCGATGCCCGCTGCACGTACGTAGACGGTCACTCCCATTGCTTTAGTTGCGGGGAGACGATCCAACCAAACAACAATAAAACAAATATGGAAAAAACAACACCACCACCGACTACACAGACTTCTTTTGTGAGCGGTCGTTATTCCGACTTAAATCGGAGAAACCTCACGGAGAAAACGTGTAAGAAGTGGGGCTATCAATTAGCGGAAGTTGACGGAGAACAAGCACAGGTTGCCAACTATAGAAGTCGAGACGGTAAACTCGTCGGACAGAAGATAAGGTTTGCCAATAAGGACTTCAAAGTCAGGGGCGAACTCGTCGGTCTATACGGTCAACATCTATGGAGAGACGGCGGTAGACGCGTCGTTGTAACCGAAGGAGAGATCGACGCTTTATCTGTATCACAAGCGTTCGAACATAAGTGGCCTGTCGTATCAATTCCACACGGCGCTCAAAGCGGGAAGAACCACGTTGCACAAGCACTCGATTGGTTGGAGCGTTTCGAAGAAGTCGTGTTCATGTTTGACATGGATGAAAGCGGACGCAAGGGAGCGACTGAATGCGCCGCGTTGCTAACGCCCGGTCGAGCAAAGATAGCTGAACTTCCTCTTAAAGACCCGAACGACATGGTCGTGGCTAACAGAACGAAGGAGTTAGTCGACGCTGTTTGGCAAGCCCGTGACTATCGACCCGACGGAATCGTTGGAGCAGATGAATTATGGGACAAGATCAACGAAGTAAACAACGCTGAGTCACAGCCTTATCCTTACGAAATATTGAACAACATGACACACGGAATACGTCGAGGAGAACTCGTTACGGTTTGCGCGGGGTCGGGGATTGGGAAGTCTTTGTTCTGTCGTGAGATTGCTTACTCGTTACTACAAGCGGGCGAGACTGTTGGTTACATTGCCTTAGAAGAGAGCGTCAGGCGGACGGCTCTTGGTATCATGGGACTACACGTTGGAAAGCAACTTCATCTACAAAAGGAAATAGAACCAGAAGCGTTAAGACCGACGTTTGAAGAGACCGTTGGGAACGGGAAGTTCTTTACATACGATCACTTCGGAAGTTGTGACAGCGATAATCTACTCAATCGAATCAGATACCTATGCAAAGGACTGAACTGTAAGTGGATATTCTTGGATCATTTATCGATTGTAGTTAGCGGCTTTGACGGCGACGACGAACGCCGTTTGATTGATAATACTATGACGCGTTTAAGATCGCTCGTTGAGGAGACTCAATGCGGTATGGTTTTGGTCAGCCATTTAAAAAGACCACCGGGCAATGGACACGAAGAAGGAGCGGTAACAAGTCTCGCTCACTTACGGGGTTCACATGCCATCCCACAATTGTCGGACATGGTCATCGGGTTGGAGCGAAACCAACAGTCCGATTCCGACGCCAACCAAACGAGGTTAAGAGTACTGAAGAATCGTTTCTCTGGAGAGAGCGGTTTAGCAGGGACGCTTTACTTCAACAACACCACAGGAAGACTAGATGAAAAAGATACAACAATGTTTAAAAATGATAGCGACAACAATCAAACGATGGATACGGATCATCCGTTCTAAGTTATGAGCAGAAGAAACAAGACACTCTACTTCGACATTGAAACAAATGCTCTTGACGACTTCACTACTCTTAGAGGTTTAGAAGTTGTTCATTGTCTTTCGATCTATGACCCCGTCATGGAAAAGATGGTAACGTTTAGTGGCGAAGGTATCTCTAACGGTTTAAACGAACTTGATAAAGCCGACACCATTGTTGGGCATAATGTTATTAAGTTCGACATCCCTGCACTAATGCGCCTGTATAACTGGACACCTCGTTCACGTGTGCTTGATACATTGGTTACTTCAAGAGCCGTACATTCAGACCTACGAGCCAAGGACATGCACCGCAAGGACTTCCCAAAGGAAATGTGGGGATCGCACAGCCTTAAAGCGTGGGGGAATCGTATAGGCTCCGTCTTTAAACTGGCTTACGGCGAACAAGAAGACGCGTTTGACGAGTTCAATGAAGAGATGAAGAAGTACTGCGAGCGTGATGTTATCGTTACTCAAGCTGTAGGCACTTATATGCGAGACCAAGAACCTGACGTTCGCATGTTAAACATTGAGCATCAGTTCGCTAACATAATACGCAAACAAGAGATGGTTGGTTTTTCCTTCAACGAAAAGAAAGCGTTTAAACTAGCGGAGGAACTGACGTCTATACGCGCAGATTTAAAGGACGAGTTGCAAAAAGCGTTTGAGCCTACAGTCGAGGAAACGAAAACGCCCGAAGGTTGGTTGGTTCAAGTCGATGGAACGGAATACTTCGGAGAGACTAAAGCTGAACTAAAAAAGATGTTAAAAGAAGAAGGACAAGTCCAAGCCCTTGCAAACAAAGCGGTTAAACTGGCGAACAAAAAGAAGGTCACGCCGTTTAATCCGGGCAGTCGAGATCAAATAGCTGATCGTTTAAAAAAGTTAGGTTGGGTTCCTAAACAGTTTACTCCAGACGGTCGACCTAAAATCGATGAAGCTGTTCTTAAAGGAATTACCCACGCCTCTGCTCAGATGTTGTTACATTATTTAATGATTACAAAACGTCTAGGAATGTTAGTCGAGGGAGACAACGCTTGGTTGAAGTGCATACACAACGGTCGCATACACGGCTCTGTCAATACCAATGGAGCGGTGACAGGTCGATGCACACATTCGTATCCCAACGTTGCACAAGTACCCGCAGTAAGAGCGCCTTATGGACAGCAATGCCGAGAACTGTTTAAAGCAGGAGACGGTTATGTTTTAGTAGGATGTGACGCAAGCGGTTTAGAACTTCGTATGCTCGCTCATTATCTGGCGGGTTTTGATAACGGACATTATGCCCGTCAGTTATTAGAAGGCGACATCCACAGCGTTAATCAGAAAGCGGCAGGATTGGAAACAAGAGACCAAGCAAAGACGTTTATTTATGCGTTCTTGTATGGAGCGGGCGATGCAAAGATAGGCGACATTGTTAAAGGCACGGCTCAAGACGGCAAGATGTTGAAGAATAAATTCCTGTCCTCGCTTCCTGCGTTGAACCAGTTAAAGAAAGCTGTGGAAGACAAAGTTAAACGAAGCGGTTTCTTGAAAGGAATTGACGGACGTATCCTTCCTATCCGATCAGAACACGCGGCTCTTAATACGCTGTTACAAAGCGCAGGAGCGGTCGTAATGAAGCAAGCCTTAATCTTACTGTATGACCATTTAACAATAGAAGGATGGGCGCACGGAAGAGAATACGCATTCGTTGCTAACATACACGACGAGTTTCAAGCCGAGGTGACTGCGCCAAAGGCTGATTCTTACGGACAGTTAGCGGTTAAGTCTATACAGATGGCGGGTAAAACATTAAAGATGCGTTGTCCTTTAGACGGGGAATACAAGGTTGGAAACAATTGGGCGGAAACACATTGATGCCTTATGCCATCCTCAAACAGTCAGCGGGTCGGAACAATTGCAGAAGTCGAGTTCGTTCGTGAATGCTTAGAACGCGACTTTGAACCGCACCCCACAACTACGCCCATGCCTTGGGACTTCTTAGTCTCCTGTCCAAAAGGTATCTTAAAAATCCAAGTAAAATGTACGACCACGCCTCACAAGAAGAGCGCGTATAAGGTCGGCATGGGATCGGGCTGTACTAACAAAGCAGAGATGAGCAGGGATATTGATCTATTGGCGTGTTACGTCATGCCCGTCGATCTGTGGTGGATCATTCCACGCGCTGTGGTCGGTCCCTGTAGAACAATTAACCTATTCACTTCGCCGATCTCTAAATCACGATTCAAACAATATCAAAACAACTGGAGCTTATTTTATTAATAATGAAAACGACACTACTTATAGACGCTGATGTACTCGCGTACCAATCAGCTTTCACCGCACAGGCTAACATTCAATGGGACGAAGATTTATGGACGGTTCATGCTGATCTTGCCCGCGCTAAAACATGGATCGTCGAACGCTTGGAAATGTTCAAGAACAAGACTAACGCTGATGATTTTATTCTAGCCATATCAGACAGTAATAACTTTCGCCGCAAACTTAACCCGATGTACAAAGCAAACCGACGATCTAAGTTTGCTCCTATTGGGCTGTCACCTATACGCGATTGGATGGCAGAAGAATATGGCACGGTTATATATCCAAACATGGAAGCCGACGATGTAATCGCCATCCTTGCAACCGACTTAACGCCTGACGAGAAACGTATCATTGTATCTATAGACAAAGATTTTAAATCCGTACCCTGTACATTTTACGATTTTAATAAGGACGAGATACACGACGTTTCCGAAGAAGAAGCACAACGCTACCATTTAATGCAGACCATAGCAGGAGACCCTGTTGACGGTTATAAAGGCGTTCCCGGTTTTGGACCTGTTAAAGCGTTTCGTGTCCTAGATAAAAGCGGAGTTAATTGGGATACCGTTCTTAAAGCTTTCAGCGACGCGCAACTGTCTGAGCAAGAAGCACTTACGAACGCTTGGATGGCTTACTTAATACAGGACAGAGAATACGATTCAGTTAGAAAACACTTAAAATACTTGTGGATGCCTTCTGAATTTTCAAACGCTCAGAAAGAAAAATATAACCATATCATTCAACAGGTTACAGGAAAATTAGATGAAGATTTAGCTCGACCTAAACCGTTCGATCCGTTAGGGGGAATATAGACAGTGAACACTATTGAAAGAAAATTACCCGATTTGAGCAAGGATTTAATCGACGCTTTAGGCGTTCGGTTCCCTTCTCGTTGTCCCGATCCGAGCGACAGCGAACGAGAAATCTGGATCAAAGTCGGACAAAGAAAAGTCGTAGAGTTTTTACAAGACGTTTACGACGAACAACATACAACAATCATTTCACCGAAAGAATAATTATGTGCATCGGCGTCTCTTCTCCTTCCCCTCCCCTGGCTCCCGTTGAACCGCCTCCACCTCCGCCTCCGCCAACAGCGACAGCGGCGGTAGCGAGACCGTCTAAAGCGGCTCAAAAGCAAAGATCAAAGAAGCGTCGAGGAACGGCACAGCTTACTAGACGTCCTTCAATGGGAGGTAACTACGGCGGTAGTGGTGTAAATTTACCTAAATAACTAATATAGAAAGACTAATAACAATGTTAAAATCACTCCAGAAGATCACGCTTCTTAATGGCGTTAGTGCCACAGGAGCTGGCTCGTCCTTCAGCGTTGAACGTGCGAAAGGCTGGACATTCACCATCGCTTCTACGTCGGTAACGACTGGAGCAACTGTGGATGTTGAAGCTTATATAGGCGGTGCTTTCCGCGTAATTCATAGCCAAGCAGTCACGGCAGACGGTAACGTCGTAATACGCGACGATCACGGTCATTACGAAAAGCTTCGAGGAAACGTATCAGCTAGAACCGACGGTACTTACTCCGTCTTTATAACAGGCACGACCGACTCTCTATAAAATGTCTTTAACGTTTCCAGATGCTTCGGTTAAAAAACCGAGCGCCATTACTCCAAAACCTTCGTCTTTGATCCGTCCTGCGTTTGGCGTTGTTTACGGTTTTGATGCAAGCGGTTTAGGTAATGTTTCTGACGCTATACTAACGGAAGCAGGATCGTTTCTTTTGAGCGAAGCTGGCGGAGCGTTGGAACTTGATACACCTCCTTTCTTGGCAACCGAAGCTCTTGAAACTCTTATAACGGAAGCGTCCGAACAAATTCAAACTCAATAAAAACAGAGAAATAATCTTAATGAATAAAAAAATCACCCAATTAACAGAACTAAATGCCACCCCAGCAGGGGGGGATATTGTCGCAATCGTCGACTCCCCCGGCGGAGGAGCAGAGACTAAAAAAATCACCGTTACTAATCTTCTTGGTTCGCTCGGTGACGCATCAACGAAAACAGTTGGCACGGCTAACAGTAATGTTATTGCGGTTGGCGGAAGTGGCGGAGTTGACCTTGGCGGGAATGCTTTGAGTAACTTTGATGCGAGTGTTAATGAACAGACAGGCACTACCTACACGCTTCTAGCAAGTGACCTTGGAAAGATT